TACCATTTGAAATTCATATTGATAATACCTATTTTCAAATGATTTTTGGAAAAAAGTCTCAGCCTAGAAAACGCGACTACATATTTATTCCATTGGTAAATAGAATGTACGAAATACAGGGTTCATATCTATATAGAGGATTTGGACTAGATCCAATCTATTGGAAAATCCAACTGGTTAAATTTAATCCAAATATTGATATGTTTATGAAAGCCGCAGATCGAACGTTTTTAGATAATATTATTGTATCGACTGAGCAATTATTTGGAGCAGAGGCTGAAGTTCAGAAAAAAGATGCTCTTAATAAACAGCAATTTTCTACTATTTCTACCAAATTTGATGAATCCAGACAAAGACTACACCCGGACATAAAAAATAAAATTTTAGATATTACTTTTAACTATTCTCCACTAATCGAATATTATTATGACTTGAGTGGAGTATTACCGGCCATTGTTAATTATACGTTAACTGAATCAGCATCGTCCTCTGCCCAAATACTGACAACCACTGCTCCATATGAAGTTTATGCATATGAATCCAGTAATATTTTTAGTAATTGGCTATCAAACGATTTGGTTACCGGTGATGCTGCTATAATTAATGCAACCCAAAATGCGGTAATTAAAATGAATGGTCCAAAGGATTCATTTACTGCTTCCGGTAAATATGTAGTTGTTGAAGGTTATAAAAACCTTGGTCTAAAATCAACTGAGCGTAGAGATTTAGTAGCCACGGCTAATGTAATTCAACTTAAGCAGGCTGAGCATGCGGTTGTCTATAAAAAGCCAGCCTCAACTACTGATACTCCAAATATGACATTTAGTGCAATTGTTAACTTTAATAGGGTTGCCCAGAATGTGATATTTTTTAGAGGATATGATGATTATACACAAAAAGGATTAGTCATCTCAGGCACAATTGTAGATAACTCAGGCGTACCTAATCTAACCATTTATGTCAAAATAAATGAAACTCAATATTCATTTCCAGTAGGTAATATTGAATATTTAAAATGGTATCCACTAATTGTTCCAATTTCATCTGAATTTAATCAACTTGAGGTTAATATGTACTCCCTAAGACAGGACCCTGCGAATATTAAAAACTTTAATAAAATTCTTCCAGTGTATTCGCATTATGTAAAAACTCAAGCCTTTACTTTTAATACAACTTCATCTTGGTCAATTCCTAGTGCTAATTATTCAATTGCAAATATTAGACTATTTAATACAATGATCCAGACTGAAGATCATGAATTTATTGTAAGTCAACTGTTTATTAGGGATGAATCTGTTCTTTCAATAATTGATAATGCCCGACCTAGATTAAATATTCCATTTATTGGAATTAATAGATAAATACTATAAGATATGTATACTGATATAAACAAGCGAAACCTATTTGAAAATGTAAATCTTGGATTTGAATTCGAGTTTTTTTCACCAACTAGTAGAAAAGAACTTTCTGAAAAATTAACTAAATATCTTGGTAAAAAGGTAGAATGGTCTGAATCATATCATTCGCGGCAACCGGTATCTCAACACGTATTTAAAATTGAACCTGATTTTTCAGGCGGATTTAAAATGAATGAGCTTATTACTGGAGTAATGCCGTATAATGAAGCAATTCATGTAATGTTTAAGGTTTTTAATTTTATTGCAGAACATGGATTTACCAGTGAAAGAACTGGAATCCATATTAATATTTCATTAAATGAGGATGCTTTAGAGCTAAAAAGTAAATTACAGACCTTAAATGTATTTAAATATATTTTAAATTTAGATGAGGCTAGGATATTTGAAATGTGGCCATCTGCGAAATCTAGGACCCAACGAATTTATAAAAACTCAGTATTAAACATTTATCCAAAAACTAAATTTATTGCTGAAAAAAGTTTGCTATATTCTGGTCCAGCAAACCCAAGTAATTTTAACCTACCGCATTCTAAATATTTTGGTCTAAATTTTACAAAGTTATCAAATAATTATCTTGAAGTTAGATATGCGGGCGGTGAAGGTTATCAAAATAAACGAAAAGAGTCAGTTGACCTAATTAACTATATGGCAGAGAGTATCTATTCAGTTTTACAAACCAATAATGAGTATTCAGTAAATGAAACCCGAAAAATAAATGATATATTAAAGGTTCATACTGATTTAATAAACTCAGTTAAAACATTTGAAGGATTTAAAAGATCATATCCTGACCTTGAGCTATATATTGACTTAAGAGATGATCCTCGAATTGTTGAAGCCAACTATGCCAATGTTAAAGAAAAAATATTTGAGTTAATTACAACTGGTAATCTCCGAAAAGGCTTAATCAATTATGATACTTCGGCCCAACGGCTTCAATTAAAGGACTCAAAACTAAAAGAGGGATTTTCAATTAATAATATTGATTTTATAAATTGTTCAATTGAAGGAGAAATCACAAATTGTAACCTATTTGGTAGTAAAGTAAGATCATCACATATTAGAGAGTGTAGAATTATAACTGGTAATGATATACGATATTGTTATATTAAAAATTGTCAATTTGAAAGAGATGGGGTTAACCGAATTGACCTTACCTATATTAAAAGTAAACCAGAATATCCAATTTATGCTGATTTAAATGAGTGTATTATTAGATCAGGAACGCTTGGTTTAAACTGTAAAGTTGATTCAAAAACAGAATTTATAAAAGCATATACACCATCCAATAATTCAGATAAGTTATAATACGATTAGCAATAATAAATAAAGAAAAAGATACCAATTAATAAACGTGGCAGTTCAAGTTAAACTTACCTCAGTTAAAAAATTAAGTTCAGTTAGTACAGCTTCAATGGTTGAACTATCTAACTTTAATTTTACCCAAATTGCATCCGCCGTTAGAGAATTTTTAGTATCTATTAGTTATCAACAAGGAGTTGATGCAGTATCCGTTGATATTAATACAATTTCAGCCGATACTTTAAATATTAGAAATGGACTTTCGGTATATGGTGCTCAATTAGAAAGTGGTAATTATCCAAAAGTTATTGAATTAGACCCAAGCGGCTCAATTATTTCTAAAAATATTATATTAGAGGATGTAGTTGATGCAAAACGAGTTAGATTAAGAGTTTTTGGACTTTTACCAAGTGTAGGTATTCCTGGTGAACTCGTATATATTGGTACTCAACTTTCTAAATCTGAAGGAATTTACGTTTGGTTAAATTCAACCGGCTGGACCCTAGTTGCTGGAGGAAATGGAGTTGCTAAGTGTATGCAAGAGGTTTCAATGACAGCCACCTCTAATGTTATTAGTGCAGATAATTCAGTTGTTTCTCCTCAAGGTTTATTTCTATTTCCAGCCCCGCTTGCTGCAACTGGTTTTTTACTATTTGTTAATGGCCATCAAATTACAGTAGGAAATTCGGACTTAACTGCCCCGGCCTATTTAAGTAAAGATGCCGGAGTAACCGCCTCTTCTTTTAATGAAGTTGATGTGACTGACCAATTATATTGGAATCCATCAGTTGCTGGATTTAATTTAGATACTTCTGATACAATTACACTAAGGTATTTTACAGAAGATCCATATTGTTCGCAAACTGGCTATACTTGCATAACCGGAATTGCAAGTTCTTCTACTACTACCTGGAATCAATTTACTATTCAAATAATTGGAACCCCAACTGAGCCTGGCCCAATTACTATTTGTAAAATACCTAATTTAACCGCCGGCTCTGCCACTTTACCTACCGGTTATTCATTAAGTAATACAATATTATCATATACAATATCTGATCCAACTGGAATCTATCCAACTGGAGCAATTGTTAAATTTAAAGTACCTCAATCACTAAGTGAAGCCGAGTTTAATTTAATTAAAGTATTTCATGAGGTTGATTCAGTACTCGTCGATGAAACCGTTAAGGTTGGAGATATTGTTGGAGATTTATATATCCCAAACTATGCAAGCCGATTAATTTATGCACAAGTAGATTCGTTTAGTCCATTTTATTTAATTCAAGGCCAAAGTATAACAACTACTACAAGTTCAACAAGTACAACCACTACTCTTAACTTAACTACAACTACTACCTGTGCGCCGCCTGGTTCAATAAATTATTTAATACCTAGTGTATTAGCACCAACTCAAATTACTTTTTATGGAACTCCAGCTGGTCCGTTTAATGTAGTATTTACTGATTCCGCTGGTGGAGTACATGACTTAACTGGAATAACTGGATCAATGATTAGCTTAGGTTGGAATTTTAACTTAAATAATCCAAACTATTCAGGTATTCCATCTACTGTTGGAACATATGTATTTACAAATTCATCAAACTGTTCTTATACAATTTCAGTACCGGTACCTGAACTTAATACAACCACTACAACGACTCAAGCCTATGCTGGTGGAATTACCTCTACCTCTACAACAACTACAACAACTGCTTCATGTGCAAACTCATTAACTGCAACCCCTAATCCATTTAATAATCCAACCACTGTAACTTTTGTAGGCTCACCAATCGGCCCATATTCAGTTATGTTTACTGAATTAGACAGTGGAATTCAATACTATTTAGGTGCAGGAATTAAAACACCATGGGTATTTGATAGAAAAAATTATTATTTAGGCGCTATTAATAGTTCATATGGAACTTATAAATTTATTTCGCCGACCTGTACTATTAATATACCAGTAATTCAGGTAACAACATCAACTAGTACAACAAGTACCTCAACGAGCACTACAAGTACAACTACTGCGCCGCCAACTAGTACCTCAACAAGTACTACCAGCACCTCAACGAGTACTACAAGTACAACTACTGCGCCACCAACTAGTACAAGCACCTCAACCAGTACTACAAGTACAACTACTGCGCCACCAACTAGTACAAGCACCTCAACCAGTACAACAAGTACAACTACTGCGCCACCAACTAGTACAAGCACCTCAACCAGTACAACAAGTACCTCAACTAGTACAAGCACCACGAGTACAACTACTGCCCCGCCGACTAGTACCTCAACTAGTACAAGCACAACAACTGCAGCTCCAACCAGTACAACAACGGTAGCTCCCCCGGCATACCAAACGCTAACCGGATATTTTAATAGTGCAAATTCTACTAAATTTTGCGCGGCCAATGCTAATAGTGCATTTACTGTCTATACTGCAACTCAGACAACCTTAGCTGCTGCCTATGCTAATAGTGCTTCTATTTATTCAGATACTGCATTAACAATATCAGCGGATATAGGTTTTTACGGCAATTCAGATGGAGGCAGCGGAGTCCTTTGGTATAGATGGGGTGGTTCATCATTTGTTTCTACTGGCACATGTCCATAACCTATAATTAACTAAATCCATAACTGATTTATTAGTATAAGTTAGTATGTTAACAAAGAAAATCGTATTTTTATCAGCTCAACCAGATGTGCCGTATTTTCATTGGCAAGTTGAGGTAATGATCCATAATTTTATTAAACATGGAATTAATCCAAACTGGATTGAAATTCTATGGGCCTATGATAATGAACCTTCTGCTGAGCTATTATCGTTAAGTGCAAAATATCCATATGTTAGATTTTTTAGCTATAAAAAAACCACTATTGATAATTTAGGATATATTCCAATTCTGCGGCCTGATATTATTGAACAACATTTTATTAAGTATCCGGAGCTTAGAGGTGAAACTATTTTATATCATGATTCAGATATTATTTTTAGAGAATTACCAAATTTTGATGAAATGCACGGGGATCTTTATTGGTATTTAAGCGATACAATTTCGTATATTGGTGCTGAATATATTAGATCAAAATCAAATGATCTATTTGTTGATATGTGTAATATTGTTGGAATTTTACCAGAGATGGTTGATCAAAATCAAAAAAA